ACTTTCTCGCTTCGGAGTTGTGTCTCCTGACTTCCGTCTCCAGCGTCCCGAGTATCTCGGTGGTCAAACCGTCGACATTAACGTGAATCCTATTGCTCAAACTTCTTCTACTGATACGGAAACCCCGCAAGGTAACTTGGCCGGCTTTGCCGTTGGAAGGGGTTCCGCTGGTATTTCTCATTCCTTCGTCGAGCATGGCCAGCTGTTGGGCCTTGTTTCTATTCGCGCAGACGCTACTTACCAGCAAGGTATGAGTCGTCATTGGTCTGTTCGTACTCGTTATGACTATTACGAACCTCTCGCCGCTAACCTCGGCGAACAAGCGGTGCTCAATAAAGAAATTTATATGCCCGCTACTTACTCTGCTACTGGCGAAGATGCTTTTGGTTACCAGGAGCGTTGGGCCGAGTATCGTTACAAGCCCTCTTATGTTACCGGCCTGTTTCGTACTTCTGCTGCTGGTACTCTCGACTCGTGGCATCTCGCTATTAACTTCTCTTCTCTCCCTACTTTGGCCGATATCATTCCCGAGACTCCTCCTATTAGCCGCATTGTGGCTGTTCAAGATGAGCCTCATTTTATCCTTGATACTTATACTAAATTTAGGCATGTGCGCGTTCTGCCTGTGTACTCTGCGCCTGGCCTTACGAGGTTGTAAATGGCTCCTGTTGTTGCTGCTTCTTTGTTCTCGGGCGGCGCTGGCATTCTCGGTGGCATTATGCAAAATAATGCCAACAAACAGCTTCAGGCTGAGGCCAACGCCGCTAATGCTGCCATTGCCCATGAAAATCGGCAGTGGCAGGAGATGATGGCCAATACTGCACACCAGCGCGAGGTGAAAGATCTTCGCGCTGCTGGTCTTAATCCTATTCTGTCTGCTACTGGCGGCGCTGGTGCCGCCACTCCTTCTGGGTCTACTTCTTCTGTTCAGGCTGCAAAAATGGAAGATGTCCTTGGGAAAGGTGTGTCTTCTGCTCTTGCTTCTCGTCAGTTAGAAGCTGATCTTGAAGCCAAGGAATCCCAGATCTCTTTAAATAAATCTGCTGAGGCTACGCAAGCTACTCAACAGGTTCAAAATATTACTTCTGCTAAAAAAGCTGAGGCCGATACTCTTGCTACTATTGAAGCTACTAAAGGCCAAAAAATTCAAAATAAAGTGGCCGCTGTTCAAGCTCCTACTGCTGCTGCTCGTGCTGAGGCCGAAAAAGCTACTGCTGAATGGGATAAATCTGCTGCCGGATTTGACGCTATTGTCAATCGCGGCCTTAATCTGTTAGGCGGTGCCTCTTCTGCTCTTGGAAACATTTTCCGTGGCCGTCCTTCGAATGAAACGAAGACTCTTCGCCAGGAAAATAAAACTATGAAAAATTATATTAACTCTGGAAGGAACCGCCGATGAAAATTATACGCTCTGCTTATTCTCAACGTGAACCTGTGAATAACCCTGTTTCTGGTCTTCCTACTCGGACTAAACAGGAGTTTATTAAGGAAGTCGATATTAATCAAATTGTAGCTAAAATGCGTCAGGGCATTCAACCTGCGCCCTGGATGACTTCCGCTACTCCTCACTATGGCGATTTCGACAACATGCCTGCCTCCTTCATGGAGGCTTATGCGATTGTCGAGGAAGGCGAAGCTGCCTTTAAATCGCTACCTCTCGAATTTCGTCGCGCCTTGGATCACGATCCGCGCAACCTGGACAAAGCTCCCAGGGAGTTATATGAGAAATTCGGTCTACTTAAATCTAAAGCGTCTGAAGCCTCCTCAAACGAGTCTTCTCTTTCCCTTGAGGATGCCCCCCAAGGTCACCCGACCGGAGGGCCTAAAGGCTCGCAAGAGCCTAAAAAAGCGGCTAAAAAAGCCGCTGAAAACACCGATCAATGATCGGAAGCACAGTTACCCTCTTGTTGTAACTGTGCCAACTGACACCAGGCTTTATGATTTGATGAAAATGTGGTGATGAAATTCAATTGAGTTTTCTGAAATGAACCAATAACCGTATTTGATTTCGATAGTAATCATAACTGTACCTTTCTAGTGTGGTTTAAGTGCCTCACTAGGTGTGGGTACTTAAATTACACTGAAAGGTTTCTGTCATGAAACGTAAAATGATGTCTAAACGAGCTAACCGTAAAAACTTCAAATCAGGTGCGAAGGTACATCCTAAAAATTCTGCCCGTTCCGTCTCCCGTGGTGGAATCCGGCTCTAATGTGCCGTGCTATAAACCGCTTCAGGCTCTAGTGAGGCGTCCGCCTCCTGGTGTCTCTGGAAAGGCCGTAGTGTCCTTTCCTAAAACCTTGCCTCGGGCTGATACAGCCCGGCATGGTACTCCTACGCCCATACCCTGTGGTCAATGCGTTGGTTGTCGTCTGGAACGCTCTCGGCAATGGGCCGTTCGCCTTATGAAGGAGAACAAACTCCATGACCGGTCTTCTTTCCTTACGCTTACCTATCACGATGACCACCTGCCTAAATTATCTAATGGGCGTCCTACGCTCGTCCTTGAGGACGTGCAACTCTTCCTAAAAAGGCTCCGTAAACACTTCTCTCCTCACCCTCTACGATACTTTCAATGTGGGGAATATGGCGAATTAACTCAGCGCCCACACCACCACATGATTCTCTTAGGTGAGGACTTCTGTAAAACTCGGGAGCCTATTGAAAAATCTCGTACTGGTTTCTCACAGTACAAGTCCTCGCTGCTTGACTCCCTCTGGGGTAAAGGCCGGGCTACTATCTCTGAAGTCTCCTTCGAATCCGCTGCCTATGTTGCTCGCTACTGTCTAAAAAAAATCACCGGTAAAGGCTCTATGTTCCACTACTCTGGCCGTAAACCCGAATTTGTAACTATGTCTCGCAACCCTGGCATTGCTTCCGGATTCTTCGATGACTTCCATACCGATATCTATCCTCATGATGAGATCGTGCCTGGGCCTGGAAGGCCCGCTTCTCTTCCTCCTCGCTACTTCGATAAGCTTCTGGAAAAGATGGACCCCATTCTTTTTGAGCGCGTTAAATCTTCTCGTCTTGAAAATTCCCTTGACTTCTATACTGACCCGAATTCTACTGACACCCGCCTGGAAACCCGTGAACGGGTTAAAAAGGCATTAATCAAAAACTGTTTAAAAAGGGAAATTAAATGAAAATCTTCTGTATGTATGATGTTAAAGCCGCTCACTTTATCCAACCCTTCTCTGAAACTTCTACTATTGCCGCCCTTCGCGGCTTTGACGTAGCCGTCAATGAGGGCAAATCTACTTTTGCCCGCTTCCCCGATGACTTCTGTCTTATGGAACTCGCTGACTTCGATCCGCAAACCGGTATCCTCACACCGCACAAATCTCCTCTTAACCTTGGGTCTGCCCGTACTGTATTAAAAATGGATTCTGTTCAGAATTCGCTTCCCTTTTCTCGTCCCTCTGACGAAACTAGGGCTACACAATGAACCTTCCTTGCTTACATCCTGTAGAAATGGTGGCCCCGAATGGGACCACCGTTATTCTTCGGTGCGCTCGTTGTGTTTCTTGTATTCAATGGAAAGAAATTCAAGCCGCTGTTCGCGGCTGGCAAAAATTAACTAAATAAAGGAACTTTATGGGATTTAGAGTTAATACTTCTGGTCGAGTCCGTCAATCGCACTTTTCCAATGTGCCTGCAAACGTCGCGGCTCCTCGTTCAGCCTTCGACCGCTCTTTCTCCCATAAGACTACTATCAATGAGGGTTATTTATACCCGATTCTCTGGGAACCTATTCTTCCTGGCGATACTGTAAATCTTAAAATGAGCGCTCTTGCGCGTCTTTCTACTCCTATCTTTCCGTACATGGATAACGTGTATATGGATATTCACTTCTTCTTCGTTCCCAACCGTCTTGTCTGGGAACACTGGGAACAGTTCCAAGGCGCTCAGGATAATCCGCCTTCTACCTTTACTGACTATGAGGTTCCCTCTCTTGACGATGCCACCCATGCTGCTGGCTTTGCTTCTCAATCTATCTATGACTACTTTGGACTTCCTACTAGTGTTGCTTCTATTCCTCAGGCCTCTATGCCGATCGCTCTTCCCTTCAGGGCGTACCGGAAAATCTGGAATGATTGGTACCGGGACGAAAACAATCAAGATCCCGTTACCGTTGATATTTCTGATGGGCCTGATACTACTGCTTACGCTCTCCTCTTGCGTAACCGTCGAAAGGACTACTTCACATCCTGCTTACCCTGGCCCCAAAAGGGAGCCGCTGTCTCCCTCCCTCTCGGTGGGACTGCCCCCGTTATTGGTATCGGTAAACGAAACGGAAACTATCCCGACTCAAACGTCACATATTTCGAAACTGACAACCCCGTCGCTGTTACCTATCCTTTCTCAGCTCAGTTCGACTCTGCTATTGCAAACCAATCTTACGGCGTCAGAGGTTCCGCTGCTACCGACGGGATACCTCTTATCTACGCCGACCTGTCAGCTGCTACTGCTGCTACCGTAAACTCTCTTCGTCAATCCATTGTGCTTCAGCAAATGCTGGAGCTTGACGCTCGTGGTGGTACCCGTTACGTCGAGGTTCTACTTTCTCGCTTCGGAGTTGTGTCTCCTGACTTCCGTCTCCAGCGTCCCGAGTATCTCGGTGGTCAAACCGTCGACATTAACGTGAATCCTATTGCTCAAACTTCTTCTACTGATACGGAA